TGATGTTGGTCTTTAGTTCGTCCAGTTTGTCGATATACTCAGCGGCATAGTAGTCAGCCATTGTAGCTTCAACATTGGTGTGCGCCAACTCCATAGGAGTAACGGAACCATTGCGTGATTTAGTAGTGGCAGAGCCAGCGCCAATTTTTTGGAATCGAGCAACCGAAGCTGAGACATTCGAAGTGCGAACAGTATTCCGTAGTTTGGAACCCATACGCTGATACGCCAAATGAACTTCAGATTCAAACTGCTTGATAAAGGCTGTGTCGATTGTATTCGCCATTTCAAGAGTCCTTAATTAAAGTTAAACGCTAACGGGTATCCGTCTGTTTACTTCAACGTAGGTATCCAAATGGGCTACTCAGTGCATGACAGGCCGTGACACCAGACTGTTAGTATTATTCTCGCCTGACTTGCAACGCACAAAATGCAGTATGTTGCTTTCTTTACTTAAAAAGATTGGCTCAAACTCTAAATATGCAAGCCATTGAACTATCATATCGCTTTCAGTCCACACATCACAGCTTATTTGATCGTGATATAAGTGGTAAAATCCTATTAGATCGGGCGAGGCTCTAGCAAATCTAATCCAGTTTTGCTTCATATACTTAGAAAACAACGCCCACATTTGGGCATCTTCAGTTATACCAGTAATTGCTAAGGGCGTATCGCCCCTAACTATTGTGTAGACCATTTCATCCTTGAGGCAATCAAGCAAACACTCCAAGGGGTCAGACTCATATAACTCTTTAAACTCTCTTTTGTTTTCATTGCTTAGGTTTTCTAAGAAAGGAAAGATATGGGATGGTTTTAGTTTAACCAAATCCAACCCATGAGAATTAAGAATTACATCAGCCATAAAGAGTTTTAAATCCATCGGTCACTTGCTGTATAAAGTTTGCATCGCGCTTGGCTGGGTTGTGATAGCGATCATCGCGCATCATTTCATCTAATGTTTGGCGATCAATACCAGCAGAAGGTTGAGTTTCACCAGAGAAAGACCCATCTTTCATTGCTTCCATTATATGCTCTAACGCAATAATCCCCTCATGTGATTCACACATGCGTTCAATTGCTGGCAATGCCTCTTGAGGAAAGAATTTATTTGCAAACATATTTGCAGAGTTAATTCTATCTGAAGCATTATCGCCTAGTTTTACGGTCTCAGCCTCAAGATCGGGGGTATTTCCTCCAATAGCAGACATATACATTTCTATGCCTTTTTGAAACTCCTCCTGCCCATAACCATTTTCATAAGCGTGATCAGACCACCATTGCAGTAATTCGCTATCAACCGCTGAGTCTGCATCTACAGATTCTGGCAGTTGATAATCCCCAGAAGTTTCGGGGCGATCCGCAAATGCCTCTGTTTTAATTTCTTCCATTAACTGAGAGCGCAAGTCTTCTTCTTTGCCGCCCAGTTTAGACTCAAGCTCCTTGTAAGCCTTAGCTAAATCATCTGGCGTTTTATATTTGCCAAGCAAAAGTTCTTCAGACGCTATCTCTTCGTCACTTTTAAAGATCGGATCGCCAGTTGATTCAGTATTAATTGATGTATCTACTGGCTCTACGGCTTCTGTTGGTTCTGAAACAAGGCTCTCGCTCATGTTTTGCTCCTATGTGCATGGGCTATTCTTTGGTCAATAAGGGCAACAATAAACCTTTGGCCCTCAAGGTGCCGCAATGCTTCCGTAGAAACATCAGGACCATGAACCATTTGAATAGTTATTGACTTTAAGTATTGCAAAACAGCCTGACCCGTAGGCGTTGAGAATACTTCTGCTACGTTCTGACTTATATTTACATCGGTGGCTTTTGGTCTTTGGACGCCATCTATTCCAATATTAGCCTGCTGTTTCTGGACCACCCATTTGCTCCTGTGGTTGTTGTGCCGCTTGCTGTTGCGCCATTTGCTGCGCCATTGCAGTCATAGCCTTACGATCTTCTTCGTCACGAATCAAGGACTCAGGCACACCAAACTTTTTAGCCAGATACACAGCGGTTACTTCGCTATCAACTAATATCTGTAGCATTTCTGGCCCAAACGTACCGCCGATTAACTCAAGAAACCTAGATACAGTACCAATATCCTGATTTGATTGAGCTTGAGCAAGCGGAGAAACAGAGCGAACCTTAACTTCTCGCCCATTTACCTGCGGTATTTCAATGCGACCCTGCTTTTTAAGTATATAAATTACACGCTGCAATACTGGCTGCACCAGTTCCGCTTGCAATCTACCAAATGCAGAGCCAATACGACGAGATAAATCAGCCATGCGTTCCGCAACTTCTGTAGCAGAGGCAGGGGTTTTGTCTGGATTACCCAGCATATCGTTGTACAAAGCACGTTTAATGTTTTGTCGCATATCTCCAAGAACAAGTTGAGCAACATCAAAGTTGCCAGCAGCTTGTAATGGCTGAAGTCCTGAACTTCCCATAGCTTTCGGTATGATAGATCCGGGAACCAAATTTATCGTGTCAGGGTTGATTACTCCATCATCATCAACTTGGTAAATACCAGCAATAGACATTTGAGCGTTCTCAAGAATAAGCTCAATTGTTAGGTTAGTGGTTTTAATTGCAGATAATGCGTTGAGTAAAGGGCCGCGCCCATAAACTTCGCCAGCGCACTTAGACCAGCGGAAACAAACAAACGGATTAGAGCCTAGTCCCTTCATTTCTTTTTCGTGAACTATAGTTTTAGTAGTCATGCAGAGAGCGTAATGATAATAAGCCTCTTCATTCTTCTTAGTGTAATCTCGGCACACTACCTCAAGAATAGTTGTGTCTGCATCACGGCCCATCATTTGCTTTAACTTAGCGTCAAACTTACCATTAGGGTACATGATTGGCAGGGAATCAAAGGGAACCTTTTTGCGCTCACGAAATACATGATCGATCTTATCATCTGGCCCAGTATCCAGCACAACATGGGGCAGTGGAATGGCGGTAAAGTTAACAGGATTAACCGAATCACCTTCTTCAACGCACAAAACCCCAGTACCAACAGCCAAATCCATAAAGGATTCATGCACCTCTTGGCTGAAATTAGAGTTTTGCAGCACCTCAAACACGTAGTTAGTTACAGAATCTAGCTCATTGTCTACTTTATCGCGCTCTTCTTCGGGTACTTCGCTTCCGCTAAGAAGATCAGCCCACCGCGCAAAGTTAGGAACTAACCCAGATTGAAGGCGGCTTGCAAATTCTTGGACACCGACAACAGCCGTTTCGTCAAAAATCCTATCGTCTCTACGCTGGCCTACTTCTTCATAGTAAAAAGATTCACGCATTGGCAGTGCATACTCATAGCACTCTTCAAAAAGCGGAACCCAGTTTTCTCTAGTAGCCTTAGCTTTTTCGTATCGCTTAATCTTACTTTTAACGATTGGATTGTTGTTATATTCCATTAGCCAAACCTACTCAAAAAGCCAGCACCGCCAGTAGTAGAGGAAAATAAGGAGCGTCTGCCTTTACCGCCGCCACTACCTTCGCGTTCATTGCGTGAATCAAGGGCCTCAGTAATATCTTCGCGCTTTGCTTTAGCTAGTTTTTCTACCTCGGCACGTTTTGCCTCTTCAGCAGCAACCCTAGCCTCAGCAGCAGTTCTATTCTGCGCCTCTATTTCAGAGGCAGAGGGACCACTAACTACAGGGCTTGATGATTTAAACGGCTTGCACATTATATTCTCCTTTGTCGGCTCTCAGAAACACAACCAAGCAAAATTAACAATGCACAAACTTAATTATAACCTAGCCCATAGGCTTTGTTTCTTGCGAGTTGATCTTGATTTAGTGTCAAACACATGGAAATCACGCTTTGCTATAGAAGGTTGCATTGGCTTTTGGCTATTCATTAATGCGCGACCCTCGCCAGCACCTAAGAAAAGGTACTGCGCTGCGTCATGTACGTGGCTAAACATATTTTTATCGGGCTTATCGGCGTATCTCTCACCCGAAACTTCCATACGTTTGTAGGAGTAACCGCCCTCAAATCCTTTGATAAGAGTAACGCACCGCCGATCTACAAGTAACGCAGGTTTGCCCTCCACCATTTTTGTCAGCTGGGAGGAAACCGACTCAAGGCGAAGGTCAACAGAATTAGAAGGCGCGGGAAAGGCCCGAAGGCCAGCACCACGAAGAATGTGAAAAGGCGTTGATTCATCTGTCTGCGCTCGGAAGTCACCAGCAGGATCGCCATA